TTCAACAAGAGTGGGCGCACCCTCCCCCGCCGCGTCTTGCATGGTCTGTGTGTCTTCTAACCACTTTGCGCGACCCTCGACATAAAGTAGATCAGCCTGATCCGCGCTGTCGCGCTCTTGTTTTATTTTTAAATCCGCACCAAACTTAGTAATAGCAGCACCAGCGGCGGCTCCGCCAGCGCCCAAACTCCCAAACTCACGAGCGGAAGCGCGCGGGGTTGCAACAGCACCTGCGACTTGGGGTGTGGCGTCGAATGTGTTTATCTTAGGCATGTTGCGTCCTCATTCGTTAGGGTCCGCCACAACCAAGGATGTGCCCCCGTAGTTGGTTTTCTTGCCGGTTGTTTTTGTGTCCCCGCCACCTTTAGGCATATAACTCGCGGCTTGCGCGCCACCTATCAAGAGAGCCGACCCGGCCTCTGCAAACCCACTCTTCAACGCGGCACTTCCGCGCGCGCGTTCTAAGTTCGCCGTGTCACCAAAACCTTGTGCCTGTGTCGCGCCAGCGTGGATGATACTCAACTCCTGTAACTTCTCCTCCATCGCGCTGTCTTCTAACAGGTCGAGGGCGCTACCCTCCATATTACGTGAGGCGCGTATATCACCCAACCGCTTCGCGGAGGTGCGCTTAAACCGTTTGGCGTTCTCCGCTGCTGCCTGTGTCGCTGCCGTAGCATTACGATCAGCAACCTTCGCGTTGAAACTCGCAGCCTTGCTCGACGCAACGCCCTGCGCGACGGCGGCACCGGCTGAGACTGTCGCCCCCATAATGGCTACGATCAGCGCGGGTTCCATGCCTGTCATTACTGGACCCTCGCGTATAAACTACAGTCACGGTTGTCTACCGTGTAACTCTGGAGCCGCGCGGCCTCCATGTGAAACCCCAGCATCTGCGCCCAACGGTGCGCCTCAATGTGGTCGATGTCCACGATGATCTCAAGACGCCGGAAGTCCAGCTTGGCTAAGAACTGTTTGGTTGCGCGATGTATCTGTAGGAAATTCATTGGGCCGGTGTCTGCGATGAACGACCACAACCGGCCCATCCCCGTGTCCAGAGGTATTACCCCCGCGACCGCGATAGGCACGTCGCCCAGCAGCGCAGTGCGGCTCTCAAGTTTCTCCAGCGCCTCACCCTGCTCCTGTGTGACCCACTCGCTCAAGAACGCTTGCGCCTCTTGTAGCTTAATAGCCAGGAGGTGTTCCGCGCGGAATTTCACGATACTGATCATCGGTCTTGCGTACTCAGTTGTGGCATCACCGCTTCTATCGTCACCGGTAGCGGCTGTGATTGCCTGTAGAAGATATGGTTATCTGTCGTGTATTCACCATCCCATTCAAACTCCAGATCGCCGTCGTATAGAGGAACGGCGGTATCCATGCTGTCGCCACCTTCTCTAATAACAACAGTATCAAGATTATTGGTGTCAGGTCCAATAGAACCTCCTAAGAATTGGAAGAACCGCATGACGACACGGTGTATCCGGATCAGTTTACCTTGCGAGGTGCCGTCTTTAGCACCCTCGTTTGGCCGCAATGTTTCAAAGTCTGAGTTATACCCCAGCCCCACATGCGCCTTTGTGCTGTCGCGGTCAAACGTGACTACGCCGGAGGTCACCACCTTATCGGCATGGGCCGCGCCCTCGGACAGGATCGACACGGTCTCACCTTCTAAGTGGCTCAACCCGGAGACAGTGCCCACTCTTTTCCTGACGACACCCGCTGACACGTATGCGGTGAAGGCCGTCGCATTCACCGCATGGTGTATATCGCCGGTCAACGTGTACGTGGTGAAGCTGGTGCTGTTGACACTTGCTAACTCGAACGTGTTGGTGGTTGGGTTTACTACCGTGTAACCAACCCCGTTGACCTCAGTCATGCCGGTCACGTTGAGTATCAGTATCTCGTCACCTGCCGACAGGCCGTGCGCCGTGGCTGTGACAACAGCCGGGTCGGCTCTAGTAATACCTGATATGCCCGCTGTGATCTTACCCTGGACAAATAACTCAAACGTATTGGTTGCGACCTCACCAATCTTATAAGTGCCGTCGTTGACTTCGGTCATGCCGAGAACTGACGCCAGCTTGACCGAGTCTCCGTTACTGAAACCGTGGGTCGCTGCCGTAACAATCGGTGGGTCTTCTGTGGTGACGCCGGTTACCGTGACGGGGTTGTCCAACGTCAGACCGGAATCGACAAAGAAGGCGTCTTCATGGTCGTTGGTGCTTTTCCAGAAAGGTTTCATGTATTCGATGAACCGCACCACCGCGCCGTTGATATACCGCTGAACCACGATGTAGACCTCATCGGCTGTACCCGCTGCGTTTGGTATAACAGCCACACTCTCGACCTTGGCCTGAGTACCCGCTGCGTCTGATACACCACCGACCACATGTCTGTGCCAGCCGGTGATCTGTTGTTCGCGGTCGTAGGTGAAGCCTAACAAGGTGCCATCGGTCAACACGACCCACACCACACTCTGCGGTTCAGCCTGATACGCCATCTCGACAATACCGACCTGAGTTAAATGCTCTGCAATGACTGTCATGTCCGGTGCGCGGAAACCGTCGTCCTCAAACACATACGCGAGTTCGCGTAGTTTGCGCGCGGCGCGTTGGACGAACAACAGCGCGCGGCCAACCCTGACCGGTGTGATGTCGGCGCTGCCGAAAGATGAGGACCGTTTAGCCTGTGCCGTGGCTGGCGCGAGTACACCACCAGTCTCGGACGGTCGGAGTACCCACTCACCACCCGACGTGCCGACGATCAAACCTTTCTCGTCATCTGCCATCCAGCGGATCGCGTTGACATTGTCAGCCGACAACGTGATCGCGATGGCATTATCTGCTACTACAGTGGCGTCGGCCTCGGTCGGTGCCATGTTCTCAAAGTTGCCGCTGCGGCTTATATCGACGCGCTGGGGTGTATCAACACCGCCGCCCCACGCGAGCCTATTCTGATGGAACGTGACCGCTGACGGGTAACCTGTGGTCGCTGACCATACACCCAACCGCCAATCAGCGGTGCCGGTGGCATCCGCGTCAGGTCCGGTGATGGTGACCGTCACAATGGTGGTGCTGGTGAAGGCTGTGATGGTGAGCCAAGTCCACGCGGCGGGGCGTTTTATTCTGATCAACCGACCCACGTCGGTCGTCTTAAAACCGTCGTCGCTGTTTATGCCGGTGACCGCTGACGCGGTACAGGTCACCCCCGTGGTGCCTTTAGCGTAGGTGCCACCGGATAGCGTGAGCGTGGTCGTCTCGATGTTGGTGTTGAGGAATGGCCCATCAGAGAACACAATATCCGAGATGGTGAAAGTGGTGCCGGATGTCCGTTGCAGTTTGCGCGGGACATAAGATTTATGCGCGATATAAAGCACGTCCGCGCTTTGTGAAAACTTGAGTTGGAACAGATCAGCCTCGGCGTAAGTCGTGGTGATCTTGGTCGGTGTTGTAACTAATAACCCGTTGTCCTTGATGACCCTGAAGTAAAGGTCACCAAACTCCACTATATACGCCTGGGTGATAGAGAACTCGAATCGGAATATCCGCGTACTCTTGGAACTGTCGAATACCTCAGTGATGTGTACTGTGCCAGGGCGGCGCTCGACCGGTCCTTGGATCAACGGCACGAAGTTCAAGCACGTCTTCAACCCCGACTTATACTTGTCAATGTCGGGTCTGCCGTATAACAAGGGGGTGATCTCACCCCCGTTAAAATTTGATTGTATAGGGCTTACGCGGACCAAGTCACACCCCCGCTCTGCGCAGCGCGTAAAATATGGCTGAAGGTGTACAGTCGTAATATTTTGCAACAGCAGAGAACGACAACCCGGAATCCTTCAGAAGTCGGATGTCACACACGTCATCAGATGTTATCTTTGGCCCCTGCCGCTCGCCAGCGCGCCATACACTCTTAAGACCTGCGCTTATGTTCGCCCGTGTTTCGAGGCTCTTAACACGACCCTTACTAGCTCGACCTATTTTAGCGCAGGTTTCAGCCGACCTTTTCTGACCACGTAGTTTTTCTTTTGTCGCCTCACTTAATTTTTTACCTCGATTAGCTATAGATAGTTTAACGCAGGTCTCTGGTGATTTAATCTTACCGATTAAAGCCGTTGATATCTTCTGCCTATCTTCACGAGTAAACACGTAGCCAACAACCCCGCCGCCGCCGCCCGTTTGGTTGTACCCACCCCCGCCGGTGGTCATTGACCCCAAGCTGGCGATGAAACCGACCTCTAATTTATTAGCTGTGTCTTTGTCTTCGCAAACACCGAGAACTGACCACTGAAAAGACGACCACCCGTGTCTTGCTATGGCGCGGTGAAACGCGGTGTTTGGGTGGTGCCGCTTAGAACGGTGCTGCCCTTTTCTCTTGGCTAACTCCTGCCCCGTAGCACCAACATATATCTTGCCGTTGACGGTGTTCAACGCCTGATAAATAGTGAATGTCATAGTCTCGCCAAGACCCACTCACTCTGAGGGAAGTCAATCGGTGGACGCTCGAAAGCGTTTATCTTCTTGGCTTCCTTCTGGGCAAAGACGTACCGCTCGGTGGCGTCTTTCTTCTTGGTGTTGGACTGCGTCACCTTCTCGCAGACATCCATCGCAATACGCGACACGAGCAACTCACTGAAGAGATCGTCAAAAGTCTCCTCATCCGTCACTTTCTTGAGGTACACGATCTTCAGAGGTGACGAGTCATTCGTCAGAATAAAGCGGCCCTCGATCTGCCAATCAATGTTGGGGTCAATGCCACCCTCTGTCGTCACGGTGGTGCCGAGAACGCGAGAGGGGATGAGCCGGATAAAATCAGCCGGAAGCTGATACTGCTTCAAGAACCCAAACGCGGGGACTGTAGTCGAAGCAGCGAGAGAGGCGCGCGCCCGCGCGAAACTCCAAGAATAGGCGCGTATCTCAGTATCTCTGGCGTGTTCGTAAACACGGTTACACGCTCGCGCGGCGGTGCTGTTTTCATTGAGCGCGCTGATAGTTCTTGCGCCCAGACGCTGAAGCGCCAAATTGCAGATACCAACATCTGTGGTCATTCAGCGTCTCCGTTAGAAAGAGAAGGGGCGGCGTTTAAACCGCCCCTAATCCTGTTAGTCGATGACGTAGTTCATAACAAGCATGATGGTACCGGTAAGGGTAGCACCACCCGTCACAACCGTGATGGGGATTCCCGTTTGATCTGCGTCAACGACCGAGTTCTTACCAAGCGCAATAGTGGCAGCGCAAGCGACCGACTGAGCCGTGGTGGACGCAGCCGCAGCCTTATACTCGTCGACATCGAGTGCGACAGCGGTTCCCGCAGAGTTGTTATACGCTGCGTGACCGACCGACAAAGTGGACGAGCTGTCAAGCGCGTCATAGGTCGCTTCACCGGACAAGATGCGCGCGCCGTTAGGGAGATTAAACATCTCGATAACCGTGCCCGACGCAATGGCCGCAGCCTCGTACTCGCCATAAGCCATACGAATACGACCCGCCTTTTCATTCGTCTTGATCATAACGGCGGGTGTGCTTTGGTCCCACTTGGTCTTTTGGATGCTATATACAGTAGCCATGATTTAAGCCTCCGAACAAGTGATGGCGACAACCTTTTTCTCTTCAACCCGCGTGGCACCAAAACTGGCTTTCACGTAGACTTGAGTCGAATAAGATTTGTCGTCGCGTTCTGTGATCCGGGCGCTGATGTCGTTCCAAATACCAAGATGGAGACCCGACTTCGCCCAGCAAATAACCGTGCGGTTAGAGCCAGAGAGAGCCAGACGTTGGCTATCTTTGAAGTTGAATCCCATAAAGGATTTGATGCGACCATCAACGAGAACCGGCTTGTTTGTAAAATCGAGGCTGATGGCCTGGGTCTCACCAAGTAGATCATCATGCTGTTGAGCGCCGATGGCGCAGTACAGCTCCTCGTTATCAACGTCCACTTCCGCCGCGATCAGCAACTGCATTGCTTCGCGCAACTTGGCGACCGTTAAACCGCCCGCCGTCGTCGTCGCCGTTTGAGCGGCTGGGAACGCAGTGGAGGTGGTGCCGTCTTCGCCCGTGAGGGACGAGGCTGTGGCTTTTGCGATGATCTCGTCGTCCATCGCGCGACCGATAGCCATCGCGCCATTGATGGCGTAAGGGCTGGTTGGATCAGCGATGATCTTGAGTTTGTCCGCGTCATCAATAAGATCAGCCCATTCATAATCGAGTGGGTAGACCCACCGTTTGTCGTGGGGCGTTTCAATGAGCGGGGTGTCAGCGTGGCGAGATTGACGCAACTGGGCCGTTACCGCACCCACCTGGTTAACTGCCGCGCCGGATTTACCGTGGTAGCTATCTTCCATAACGCAGTCGCGAAACTTTGACCCGCGCTGTTGGAGAAGATGCTCAACGGTAGACTTGTAGTCAATTACTGACCAGTCTAAGACTTCGTTGGACATGGTTAAATGCCTTCCTTCTGTCGGTTAAAACAAAAGCTATAGGCTTATCCACAATACGCGGGGCCACTACTGGAACTGTATTACCGGCCCAAGAGGGTTATCAGCGTAGTCCGTTCGACACCAAATGGTGCGCTCTGATTGAATGGTAAACTAAATTAGGGTGTTGTGTCAAACGTGAGTGGGTGAAAAGGTTATTCGCCAGTGGTGTTAACCTTCTTGCGTGTTTTTGACGCGGTGGGCATCTTGACCACCTTCGGTCCATTCTCAATATACTGCGCGAACTCCTCCGCAACTAACATTATGTAATCTTCTTCCGCGTCGTCCGGTGTTACCGCGACCGCCATCTTCAGTGCTTCAAGCCGGGCTTGTTTCACACTGCACCTCCTGCGATCATGCGTGACAACTGAGCCTTCTTCTCGACCATTGCCCTGTGGTTGGGGTGTGACTTCACATGCCACGCCTCTTGAAAATCTTTCGACCCCATTAACTCGTTAAGCGCGGTCTTAGCCCCCTCCGGTGTCATGGCGTTGGTGTTGACGCTATCGCCGTCCTCCATCGCATGGTCGCCAAGTTGGGCACCCATGTTGTAGACGAACTCCATCGCGCGTGTCCCGCCAAGCGCCGCGTTAAGCGCCGTCAACTCGTCACTGGTCATGCCCAGGTTAACTGCAGTCGAGTCAACCGTCTTGACCCGCGTCTCATAGGCCGCGCCCCACTTCTGCTTCAACTCATTCGTCGCATTAGTGGCCGCGAGTTCTTGTGCCTCGGTGTTCGATTGGGTGGTGGTGCCAACGTAGTTGCCCCACTCCGCCGTGACCTTGTCTGCCTGTGCCTTGCTGAGACCGGCGTCATGGAAGACGCCTTGCGCCCAATTAGCAAAGTCAGGCTGCGAACCGTCCGGCACCGCAACCTCATAACCTTCCGGTGCGTCGGGGCGACCCAACTTGGTATAGAACGCGCCCATCTCCTCCGGTGTCGCGTCGGGTCCAGGTAGCGTGAAAGTGTGACCGGCCTTGTCCGCGCCGAACATCTTCTCAAGATTATGATAAGACCCCAGCACGTTCTCGAACGACCCGTTGTTCAACCCCTTCTTTTCGGCCCAACCCTTCAGATCGGGGTCTTGAACACTGTCGATCCACGATGTCTCAACAACCGGTACCGCTGCCGCCTCAACGACAGGCGCAGCCACTGGCTCACTTACCGGAGCCGTTACCGGTTCCGGGTTTCCCGCATCAGCGGACCCTGCTACATCAGCCATCAATCATCACTCCTTATTTCACCTGGGTTATAGTAATTCCAAAGTTGTTCTTCACTCATGTTGAGGTGGTGCGCTAACCGCAGCCACACCTCACGTCGGCCCTGCATGATCCCCTCGACCCTTGGGTCGGTGTGGAACGTGCTGCTGTGCGCGCGGCAGAACCGGGCGAGGTCTTCTAAGACCCGCTCGCCATGAACTCCCTCAAACGTCTTACGATAGCTTTGACCACGTAGACGTAAAAAATGTCTAATTTCCTCGATCATCGTCCGACTTCCCGCCGCCCACACAATCAGGACACACCTCGCGAACCGGTAGAGGGTACACCCCTTTCACAGGAGGTTTGTCATCACATTTACACCCTCTCCCGTAACAGACAGGGCACACAACCTGCGTCGGCTCTTCTAGTAACGGCACTACTGCACCGCCTTCATCATGCCCGCTGCGGCGGGTGCCGCGTCGATCATCTGTTGGGCCTGCTGTTGTTTGGCTCGCTGCTCTCGCATTTGATCCACCGCGTCCTGCCCGCGCATCCACGTCGCCGGGACCGCGTTGATCTCAGCCAGTGCCGGATAGATAATGTCGGTGTCGAACTGATCCAGCACACTCACGTCCTGGGTCGTATTGGCATACGCGATTGCCGCCTCCAGCGTTCGTAGCCAACCTGCCGCTTCTTCGGATCGCTGTGACCGAGATAGTGGACTGTCGTAGAGAATCTCATACTCACCATCCGCTTCTCGCAGTACGTCCGGCATCTCCGGTAGACGGCCTTGGGACTGAAGTAGATCAATGTCTCTCTCAATCTGCGGGCCTTGCCCTTCAGACTGTTGGCGACCCATTGTAGGTGATAGCAAAGCCCCTTTCTCGCGCGCACGTTCCAATACCTCCGTTGCCGTCATCGCTGGTGTGTCCACCAGTATCTGGAAAAGTGTCACAAGGAACGCATCGTTGATAACGGTTCGCTCCATGTCCATTAGCTCTTGACCCGCTGCGAGGTTGCCCACGGGGAGTGTATGTACTAACGCTCTACCTTCCGCGCTCACGCCACCGGGGTTAAGCGCCCCCGGCTTCAATGATAACCCGTCCAACACACCGTCGTCGTGCGACAGCAGTATCGGGTCCACCGTGCGGTGGCCCTGCTTCAACATGGTCTTCTTCTGTTCGTTGAGAACCTTGATCGCTGGCAATGCGAGCATCGCGGGCGACCGGCCGTACAACTCACCCGGACCTGTCACGTAGCGCGTGACGCTGTAGGGGAACGTGTTGAACCCACCACGACTAAGCGTGGTGCGTGCCGCGACCGCCACATACGTGGACGCATACGGTTTACCCTTATAGTCCTTGCGGGCGGGGTCCATCTCACCGTTGGGTCGGACACAATGAATGATCTCGAACTGCTTATCTGGGTGTTCCTTCAACGCCGCCGTTGCCTCTTCGGGGATAGTATCCCAGCGCCCCGCGTCCACGCGCTGTTGCATCTGCCGCGCGGTCAGGACGAACTTACGATAAGACGTATCGACCACACCTTGATGAGACATGTCGAACAACAACTCACGCAGGTCGATTGCCTTGTACCGCAGCCCGCCGTTGTCGTGATAATCCGAGAATAACGCGCTGGTGCCGAACGCTCCAAGGCCGATATAGACCTCATGCTGTTGGCTGGCGAAGTTAGACTTGGGTGAATACCGTTCCTTGAACAGTCTGTTGTTGACCTCCTCAAAGTACAGCTTGACCTCACGTACCTTGTTCAAGTCCTCGTTCGTTGACCGAAGGTGGTGCCACTTCTGGTTCCTCGGCGTGAGCATACTCTCCATCGCCGCCGCAAAACGTTCTAAAGCAAGAGATGCCGTGGCGTCGAACATCTTCTCCGTTCGCTTCTCGCCAGGGGTTATGTTCAGCGTGGACCGCTGCATGGTGTTGTGGTAACGCGGCAGCACTCGCTCGGCAATCTCTGCCCAGTGGCTTTCCCACGTTCCGCGTTCACCTTCTAATTGATCGTACCGTTTGACGACCCACTCGGCGTCCTGATCCGACCCTATCATCAGGCCAGTCCTAGGAGCGCCTTGGACGCAACATCATCCTCGGTGTTCTCAAACCCCTTGCCACCGCCGAGTGCCGTTGACGCTCGACCACTGGCACCACCAACTAAACGCCGCTGATCAAGCGCCGCCTGTTGCACGTTCACGTCAGAGCGTGTGGGTGGTGGGGGCAGCGGTTTCGGGGCCTTGGGGGAATCAAAAATTCCAGCCATGTACTATCCTTAAACAGAAGTGTTATGTTATATCATCTCACATAAACATGTCGTAGTCTACATCTCGCGCCACATTCTGTTTGCGCGACCTGCGCGACGTCTTCCTGTCACTGCGTCCAACGACCCGCGAGAACGTCATCGCCAGCGCGTCGGCGTAGTCCGGTGATGCGTGACCGCGCTTCTTCATCTTCTCTTTCGACTCCAGCTTGAGTTGGCCTTTCAAGGTAAACTCATAAAGTGGCGCGCACAGATCATCCGCCAACTCCTTCAGATCAGGCAGCGCCGCTGAAGGTATCCAGTCGCGCATCCTACCCCACATCTCCGTCCTGTGATTAGCATAAGCGTCCTTGTCCTGCGCGCCGCCACCCGACTTGACCTCGATGACCTTGAACCTTGCGTCCTTTAAAATATCCACGACCCCGCCGCCGACGCCGTCGCCCTCAACAAAGACCGCCTCGGGTTGATACGTCTCGATGGCGCGGGCCACATACTCCGCAAGCTCCGTCGTGCTGCACGACTTATAGCGCTCGAACCGGATGTCCTTCGCGTCGCGGCCGCGCCTGAACGCTATCACCGCGCTATCATCCCCGAACCTCGCGGGGTCCACACCAATCACCATCGGCGCGCCGGGGTCTGGTGTCGGCTCGCGATCAGTCGCGTCGTTGACATTCCCCCTGGATATGAACTGGTAGTCGCCCTGGCGTGGGAACTGACCATAGACCTCGACCCGCGCCTGATCACTATCCTCGCCGTACTGCTTGATGATGTTCTCATAAAGGCTGTGGTCGTTCTCACCAACGCTTCTGCCGTCAATAGTCTCGTGGTTCCACTGATCTCGATTACCGTGGAAGCACTCGAAGAACTCACCGGATGGGTTGCGTGGATTGCTGATGGCGATCCAGAACCGGTGTATCGTCTTGTCCGTAAAATAA